GGTGTTGAAATTACACTAACACCGGTAATTTCTCCGTTTTCCCTATCTACTGCACCGCTCCCAATATTTCTAAATAAAAAAGTTTCTTCCATAACTTGGCTTTGCCTGTCACCTAAATAAAAAAACCACCTTGTTTAAAAGGTGGCTTTTATTGAAATCATGAAATGTGTTGTTACTTTTTTAAGGTGTTTGTTTTTTCTTTTCTCTGTTTGCTTTCCGGGTGGCTTGCATTTTTGCTTGGGCTTCCGGGCTTATTGCTCTTTTGCTTTTTGAACCACCTTTTGCAGCAATTGGGTTTTTAAATTGGTGGCCGCATTTTGGGCATTTCATTATAAACCTTGGTTAAGTTTAAGTTTTTCATTAATGCGATTTGTGCATTTATTAAGAAAATCCCACCCTTTTTGGTTATGGCTTGGTGCTTCAATATTAAGTTTCTCAATAATATCAAGTAATTCCACATTCGCATCAAAAAGGTCATGCAAAGCAGAAAAGCCAAAATATTCGTTTCTGTCTTTGTGTGTACAATAATAATATTCATCTTTTGATAATGATTTAATAAAATTGTTTGCAACGGTATCAATTAAATCTTTCATTATAAACCTTGGTCAAGAATTTTTGTATTTAATCCGTTTTGAATATTTCGCACTTCATCCAAATCATAATCTTCCAATGATTTCCACCAATCATAATTTAAACCATCTTCTTTAATATTAATTAAATTATCTAATTCCCTTGTGTTGTCTGCATTCATTGCACCAACATAACCATTTTCACAAATCCAACTGCCAACAGATTCCAATTCCACCCAATCTGTTTTTTTATTAAAAGTCGGTAATGATTCGCTAATATCTAACGCCCGGCTTAACTTTTTATGTAAAGCTTGCATTTCTTTATGTTCTTTGCAGCTATCGGATTCATCTTTTAAATACTCGCAATAATTCGTTAGCAAATATTTTAATTCAAATAATTCATTTTTATTTAGTTCAACTTTCATAATTAATTAGCTTGTTTAAAAGCTTGCTTGGTTAATGTTGCTTGCTTTTTTGTTTTGCAGTTTGCAATAAAGTATTCAGCACCGGGTTCAACTCGGTATAAATCCCAAGTGCCACAATTGTTTTTGTGAATTTTAATTTTCATATTTTTTGATTTAGTTTTAGTTTGTTACAGCTTTTCTAAATTCAACAAATGAATTTTTATTAACAACTTGTAATTTTTTTGAAAAACTTTTTTGGTCACTATTAAAACTAATCCGTATGCAGGTGGCATAATATTTGTCTTGTTCTAAGTTTGTTATTTTTTGGAAAATTGTCATTTCCTCGGTTCTTATATAATCACCAATTTTTAATTCTTTTACTCGTGATTGTGTTAATTGATTTTCTAGGTTCATATTTTTTGGTTTTTAATAATTATGTATATCTTGCTAATATATAAATAACATAACTAGTTATGTTGTATTATGTCAAGCTTTTCCAAACTTTTTTTATATATACATAAAAAAGCCCACCGGGGAACCACTCCGGTGGGCTTAATACCTACTAATAACCAAATTTATTCTTCCGGTGGTGGTGTGGCTTGGTCAATGTTTTCTTGGTCTTCAAAACCTTCTTGGCTTTTAAGTGTTATAGGTCTACGCGCGCCACCATCTTTTTCCCATGCATCTTGAACCGGTGCAGTTGGTTCCGGTATGCCTAGCAATTGCCTAAAATGTATTTCGTCATTTTCTTGCGGTGTGATGCTACCACCGCGCACACCAACGCCATATGCCTCAATTAATTCCTTAACGGTTGGTTTTTCACCGGTTGGTGTTGCTGTGCCATCTTCCGGCGCATATTTTGTTTGCAAGCTTGAAATCAATGCTTTGTCTTTTTGCATTCGTTCGGCTTCTGTTTCAAAGTCTTTGCCATTATTTGCAAAAATTTCTGTGTGGCTTGCCAGGTTTTCTTTCAACAAAATTGCGTCTGTTTGTGCGTCTTGTCTCCGGTCTAATGTCGGTGATGTTGTCCATTGAAAAGAAAAATTTTCATGTTCCCCTTCCGGTGGTTCTGGCAATTCCCCGGCTGCGGTGGCCTTGTAACATTTCCAAGTCAATAATCTTCTTAAAAAGCTTTCTTCAATAAATTCCCTTAACATGGCAAACCGGTGGTTTGTTACTGCCCTGGTGCTTTTACTACTTGAAAAACTTGCGTTACTCCATCCAACCAAATTTTCTACGGTGATGCCAACAGACGAACAAGCAAAAGAAATTAATTGTGTTAGAAATTGGTCAACACCATCAATATTGCCACCTTGGATTGTTTCAACGCTTTCACCTTGTTCTAATAATAAAATGCTACCGTTGTATAATTTAGTATAAGTTGAACGCATTGGTTCACCGTCAAAATCATTACCATCCCACCTTGCTGAATATGGTTGGTTGCTTGTAATAAATCCGGTCAATGCTGAACTTGTTTTTACTTTTGCGGTATAGGCTGCCTGGACCGTATGAATGTCTTGCAAAGTCTGTGCTGCACTTGCTAACATTGGTGTGCCTCTTAATTGGCCAATTCTGCTTTTATTGGCAATGTGAATAATATTTTTGGCATCCACAAAACTGCCCTGGTCATAATCAACTGCACCATTGGCAACTTGGCATATTCTAAAAGATTTTACTTGGCCAAATCTATCTAACACAATTCCATCCGATTCGTTTGGTTTTCGTTTATTTGGGTATTTACTACTTGCCACCCTTTCACTTGGCACCAATTGAATGCTGCCGCCTTTTGTTAATATGCAAAACACTTCACCGGCCAAAAGTAAATCTGTTATTATTGAACCTAAAACCCTGCTAATTCCTTGCCCGGTAATTTCTAATTTTTTTAAATATTTGTTTAAAACTTTTTCTTTGGCATTGTTAAAATCACCATTTTCTGTGGTGCTTCTTAATTGGCAATGGCCTAAATTGCTAACAAAAACCTGGGTTATTGCTTTGGCAATTGGGTTGTTTCTTTCCAAATCTCTTAAACATGAAAGTAATTCCAAACGGTTGGAATGTTGCAAAACCCTTTCTTCACTCAATGCAATGCTTGAACGGTCTAGGGCATCTTCATTTTTTCGCCAACTTGGCCGGGCTGCACCATATCCCAAATTTATGGGTTGGCCTCTGTGGTCTAATAGTTCTTGTCTTGGCATATTACTGCTTGTTTAAATGTTGGGTTTATTGGTGTGCCTTCCATTCTTGCACTAATAATATTAAATTCTTGTTCTGCCCGGTCTAGTTCTAGTTTAACCTTGTTTAAATCCATAAACACTTTTGTATTTCCGGCACTTGTTGTGCTTGTCATGCCCAAGGTTTCAATTCTTTCCAATGTTGCTTGCAGCCGGGTAATTCTTGCACTTAAAAAATCCAATTGCTGTTGGTCTGTTCTAAATTTTGCCATTTCAATATGGGTTGTGCTGTCTAGTCTTTTATTTGTAAAGTAAAGGATAACGGCTTGTTCTCCATTTTATATCGTCAAACAATTGCTTTCTAAGGCCATTTTTCATGTTGGTAATTCTGCCCTTTACTTTCATTAATAAAACCCTTTGTGCCTGGGTACCCTTTGAAACCTTCAACCCTCTTGATTGCAGCATAATTTCAAATTTTGTCTTTTCCCCTCTTTTATATGATTTAATTCTTGGCCTTACTATTTTTGCCAATGCCGGTTTCATTATATACTTGGGCGGCTTTTTGGGTAATGGTAAATTTAAAATTCTTGCCATGTGGTAAAATTGACTTGCAGCCAATCCCCTTAATTCCATTTTTTGTTTTGCTTTCTTTTCTTGTTCTGCCACCCATTCATTCCAACGATTTCGGCGCATCCATTGTTTTATTGGGTAAATGTATTTACTGCCATTGTTGCCATCACCCCTTATTGGAATACCAACATGGAAATTTGTGCCATTATATTTTGTGACTAATTTGCCACCGGTATGCCTTTTAAACTTCCACCCTTGCGGCAATTGCTGTTTGGCAATGTTTTTTAATTTTGCTTTTTTCGTTCCACTTGTGGCATTTGCCAATATGTGGCCGGCTTCACTTTCTAAAACCTTTTTAAAACTTTTACCGGTTATTAAACTAAGTTGTTTTAAAACATATCCTAATGGTGCAATGTCTACATGGGTTTTAATTTTCACTAAATTGTTTCCGGTCTGTGCGTTTCACTTAATGGTTTCCGTTTAACCTGGGTTTTTTTGTCAACCCTTCCAAAACTTGTGCTTTTTCTAAAAAAATAACCAAGTGCCAATGCATAGTTCAGACAATCAAACCAATGATTTTCACGGTCTACTTGTTTAAATTCAAATTGTGTGCGTCCGTTTCTGTCTCTTTTTTCAATTTCCACTTCTGCTAATAAATGCCGGTAAAGCATGGCATCTGTGTTTTTATATGTGGCTAGTCCGGCCAATGTCATGTTCCGCATTTTTACCAATATTCTTTTAAAATGGGTGTTGTTAACATCAAACCTCCTAACGGTTCCGGCCTGGGCTTTGTCTTTCATTCCATCTACCGCATTGACTTGTTGAATATCAAATTGCCCTTGCATGGTTTGCACACCCCGGATTGCCAACCATTTGCTTCCCAATCTTAATAAATTGCTTAAAACAAAACTTGTATTGTACGCACAATCTACACCGGCAAAGTCTGCATTGTACCGTTTAAACAATTGTTGCAATTCGTCAAAATTATCTGCCCGGCCATTGTCAACAATATGGCAAGTGCCTTCTGTGGTGTGTGCTGTAACCATCCAATAAAATTCATATTTTTGTACATCACAAGTTAACAAAACAAAACTTTCCGGTGGAATTTCACCTTTTAAATATTCACCTTCTAAATCTTTTAATTTTACCATGTCCGGCAATTCTTCTGTGTCATGCTTCCAGGGCAATGCCTGGAATGAATTTCTAAAATCTTGTAATTGATTAACTGCTTGGGCTTCTAAAAATTGCCGGGCGGCTTCTTTGATGCTTACATAACTGCTATATAAACTATTTAAATGATACCCTTGGTGTGCTTGGTCTGCTAGTGGGTTGTCACTTATCCATTTTGCCTGGTCACTTCCAACCATTTGGTTTTTTTCCATATCGTCTGTAATTACATGGCCACAATTTGGACAAATTAACCTGGCGGTGTTAACGGTTCCGGCAATGTCTAAACCTTCTGCACTTTCTACTTTGTCCCATTCCACATAAAATGTTTCTTTACTCTTACCAAATCCCAATTGTGCAATCTTGCCACATTTTGGGCATGGCACATGGTATTTTTTAAAAGTGCTTTGTTTTAAGTGGTGCGTTATTGTTTCCGCGCCATCATCCACCGTTGGTGTGCTTGCCAATACAAATAACTTACTGCTGCCATATGCTTTTATTCTATTTGCTGCCAATTGAATAGCACCGGCTTCATTCTTATTTTTAACGGCTGCCTTATCACATTCATCAAAACAAACAACGGCTGCCGGAAAACTTGCCAACTTTGCTGCGGATCCGGCACCACCTAAATGCACATTACAACCCTTTAAATTATATGTTAATATAGAAAAATTATCCGGGTTTTCCGGTAATATTTTGGCCACCTCTGTGCTTGCTTGCATCATAGGTTGAATTCGTTCTTTACTTATTTGCCTAGCAGCCTGGTCACTTGGCATTAAATATAAAACCGGTTTTGGGTTAACCGTTACCGTGTACAATAAACCTAAATGCATTAATGTGGTTTTACCGGTTTGACTAGCAAAACAAATTGTTAATTTATCGGTTTTCTTGTTTCCAAATTGATTTAATGGTTCTGTTAAATATCTATTAAATCCAGGTTTAAAATATCCTGCATATGGTGTAACTTCTTTTGGTAAATAAATATGCTTTTCTGCCCATTCTGAAACCGTTAATTGTTCCGGTGGTTTAAATATTTCTGCGGCAGCTTGTTCCAATTGGTTCATTGTTTTCCTAAATTTGCGGTTAAATCTGCGTAAACATTTTGCAATTCTTGGTTTAAAATTGTTTCAGCCCTGGTTGGGTCTTCCGGATTTAATGCGGTGGCTAAATTTTCCGGCATTTGGTCCAGGGCTTTTCTCAATGGTACCAATATTTTATGTAATGTTTCAGTTAGTTGTTCGCTTTCAATTAAACGGCCTTCTTTTTCTGCCAGGTTTAATGCTTCAATTCTATTTTTTAAATCTAAGTTTGTGGCCTGGCCTTCCATAACCTTGCCACGCAAATCCATCAAATCTTGTGCGTTGTAAGTCCGGCCACCAATTGTAATTTCACCACCACCATTAAAACCTGGTTGTAAACTTTCCCGGTCTGCCCTCCATTGTTTGGCTGCTTCAATTTCCTTGGGCATACCAAGTTTAATAAATTTATAATAAGTGGGCTTTTTTAATCCATGCAATTCATGCGGTGCTTTCTTTTCTGTTATTTGCTTTGGCATTCTTTAATAAATTTAGTCTATAACCTAAAATTTTTTACTGATTGCAAAAATGCTTGGGCGCCAACTCCGTGCTGCAAT